GGGGCAACCCGAATGTTCAATCCAGCATCGGTTAAAACCTCTAGTCGGCTTTTCCCCGTCCCGAGTTCCCGCACTTGTACATCGTGAGGTAGGATTTGCTCGGCTTTGTCCCATCCATTATGCCTTAACCAATTTACATAGCTGTCGAGACCCACCCCATTATTCTCGTAAAAGTCCATCAGCCGGATTTCTGAGCCAGCTATTTGAGCCACCCAAATCACCGTTGAATCGCCCATTCCTAAGTCCCATGCACAGACTGTCTTACAGAGGTCATCACGGGGAATTGTCTGAATGTGGTTCTGTTCGTCCAAATCGTTCAATAGCTGACCGTAGTACGACCCCTCTACAGCAGCGGTAAACGAGCATTCAAACTCTTGGAGATACTTATCGTCCCCCATCTCAATCCGAGCCGCTTTGAGTTCGGTCTCGTTCAAGACTTGCGTTTGGGAGGCTTTGAACTCCAGCAGTCCCCAACCGTCCTCTGTTTCTGCCCGATCTCTGAGGTCTTTGAAGTGATTGTGGCCCTTCGGAGTGCCGATAAACAAACACCACCCTAATCTGTCAGCCAATGCAGGGCGAATAATGTCTGTCCAAATCTTTGGGTTTTGGTCGCCAATCTCATCAAGAATCACCCCATCGAAATACTGCCCTCGCAGTGAGTCGGGGTTATCTGAGCCATATAGCTGAATCCTACGGTTCCAAAAGTCCACCCGTAACTCTGAGATGTTCTCTGTACCGCCTAACGGTCTTGCGTACTTCGTGAGGTAGTCCCATGCCACCCTTTTGGCTTGCCCGTATGTTGGGGCAATGTAAGCATATCGGGGGGCTTCCTTTTGATTGGTTACAGCATCCTTAATCAGATGGTTGATCGCGCTGACCGTCTTTCCCATCCTTCGATGGGCCACCACCACCCCGAATCTGTTAGCGTCTAGCAGAGTGTGAATCTGCAATTGCTCTTTTCTCGGAGAGTAGGGGATTACGATGGAACGCTCGGAGGTGCCCATCTTACGACCAGTTCTGCGCCATCTGCGCCAGTTATTTCATTTACTGAGGTTTCTTTCCATCCGGCTCGTGTTTTCAGCCAAAAGATTGCTGCTGTAGTGTTCCCGTTCTTTGCTTGCTCGTATAGGGTTTTGCCAATACTCGCGTTTGCATCGATACGCCCATCAGCTAAATCTTTGCTGTAATACTTTTGCAGAGTATCCGTATTGATCTCCAGCTTGCCAGCAATGTCCTCAAAGCGTATGCCCACCGCACTCAATGTCCGCGCCAGTTTCCGAGTTTCCTCAGTTGGAATGTGTTGTTTACCCTGCATGATTACACCGTTTCTAATTCCGAAGGTTCGGTGTGAGCATTTACTAACTTAGCCGTTTTCCCCGTGAAGTCTTCCCATCGCTTTACGATCACATCGCAGTAATGAGGCTCAAATTCCATCATGTAACAAGCACGATTTGTTTTTTCACAAGCAATTAACGTGCTTCCACTACCGCCAAAAAGGTCAAGAACTGTATTTACTTCTTTAAAGTAATCAAATGACCATTCTGCCAAAGCTACTGGCTTTTGTGTTGGGTGCACTCTTGGCTGGTTTCTTTCACTACCTTTGTTAAAACCTTTCCAAAGGTGTCTAAAAATTCTTACACTTGACCATTTAGATTTTACCCAAGCAAGTTCACAATCAGATTGTGTATCCGTCATTTTGGCTTCTACACGCTTATCCCAAACAAACCAATTGTTAGATTGTGGCAAAGCATGACAATAATAGTTTGCGCCCCACCAAACTTGTCTAGGCACTTGCAATATACCTTCAACAATTTGATAAGCCTCAACAGCATAATCAATAGTATCGTCTTTAAAATCTTTTAAATTATGATTTTTAGCTAATCCAGTTTTTCTGGCAGTCCTATCGCCTTTTTCATTGATTCCATAAGGCGGGTCTGTATAACAAAGATCAATTTTGGCGTTATCAACAAGTTTTTCCACATCGTTGATCATGGTTGAGTCACCACACATCAATCGATGGCTGCCTAATTGGTAAATGTCGCCCAGCTTGGTCTTAGGCTCTTCAGGTACTTCAGGAACTGCATCCTCATCCGTCAGCCCTTCAACCACTTCAGGCTCTAGCAGTGCGCTTAACTCTTTGGGGTCAAAGCCCAGCATTTCCAAGGCAAACCCATCTGCCAATAGGTCATTCAACTCTATGGTCAGCATTTCATTGTCCCAGCCAGCGTTAAGTGCCAGCCTATTGTCGGCAATGATGTAGGCTTTCTTTTGGGTTTCTGTAAGGTCTGCCAACTCAATGGTGGGCACTTCTTTGTAGCCCAGCTTTCTGGCGGCTAAAAGCCTTCCATGCCCTGCAATGATGCCGTTTGTCCCATCAACAAGAATAGGGTTTGTCCACCCAAACTCTTTTATGCTTGCCGCAATTTGGGCGACTTGCTCGTCAGAATGAGTCCTTGCGTTTCTAGCGTAAGGAATCAGATCGGCTATTTGTCGCCATTCAAGTTTTCGCTCCATCACTTCCTTTCGGTTTGGTGATTGTTACAGTTTGTCACCACTTTACTTTGTTGGCCCAATATGCCGCACTCATCTTGCCCTTTGCAATGTTCTCAGCGTGTCGGGCTTTGAATGCTTCGTTTCTCTTTGTGCCGTCCGGAGAACCTTTTGCCCCTTGCTGACCAAAGCGAATCAGCTTTACTTCGTCCCCACTCTTTGCCAGCACCGCATGACTCTTAGTAGGGTGGGAAGGGGTCTTCTTTGGGGCGTTGTACCCCGCGAAAGATTCTTTGCCGCGTTTAATCATTTCTTTGCGGTTTTAGCAGCAGCCTTGAATGCAGCCGCAGTGGGCGCACCCTTACTACCGACCTTCCTCATGCGCTCGGGCTTTACACCCGCTGCCTTTTGAGCCTTGATGCGGTCTTGTTTGGCATTGATGTTGGCGTAGAGACCCTTCATTTTTTGGCCTTGTTGGTTGCTGTGCGCTTGCCCCGCATCGGAAGATTAGCCTCACTCATTGCGATTGCAATGGCTTGCTTGGGGTTCTTCACGATCTTCCCGCCTTTACCGCTGTGCAAGTCACCGCGCTTGAATTCGCCCATGACTTTGCCAACCTTCTTTTGCATTGCTTCCGAGACTTTCATCATGATTCTTCGCCTTTCATATCGCCACTGTCATCAGTAATGGGGCCACCAACAATCCATGCCGAGCAAGTGCGTTTAGCTGCACATTTGAAATCCCACACCTCACAGTAACCCAAATCTCCGGCATCGATCACATCCCATGCGTCTGAATCTTTGCCCATGCCCTTATCGATGCAGTCCAGCATCTTTGAGGTCTGAATGAATGCCGCGCAGTTTCCGCAAGTGGATTTCTTTGCTTGAGAGGCAGACAAACGCCAACCCTCTGCCAGCTTGCGCCAATAGTCGTTATTGGGTTCGTTGGGGTTCATCGGGCCATACATTGCTTTGTCAATGGCCTTTTGGCGACACTTGAGGTTTTCTTCAATGTCTTGTGTGGCAACGGGACAAGAATCGCCTTCTTCGTCCATTGCTTTACTTTGTTTGATCTCGATGCTGATCTCAGCAGCGGGGGCTAGAAGTCCGGTCATATAAACCCTTTAAAAAAGAGGGGCCGAAGCCCCGGCCTCAGACTGTTCACTTGTGGGAGGAAGTCCACCAGCATCGGTTAATCATATTCTAGCGGAATTCCTATGTCTCTAGGCCACAAGTCAAGCATCGTCATCGTGAAAACCGTCTTCTTGTGAGCCTCTACCCACATCCGCTTTCTTTCCTCTTTGGAGAGGTGATTTCCTTGATCTAGTTCTTGATGGCAGTCTTGACAGAGTGCCGCTGTATATATGTCACTTGCTTTGATGCCTCTGCCCTTGCCATGCTCTGACCAATTGCTGTGAGCCGCTTGAACCGACCCATCCCGTCCGCAGTGCTGACAGAGCAAAGATGCCACATTCTTCAAGTGGGTCTTGCTGCGGTAATAGGTGTACTTGGGGAACATCAAGCCCATGTGTGTCCTTATAGGTTGTTGGTTGGCGTATCCATCAACCGTAGCGTCAAACCGCAGTTTCTGTGAATGGGTAAGGCCAACCAACACGGCTGGGGACTGTTCGGTTTTTCCCTATACAGGTAAATTTCCTCCACCGAAAGGACTGGTTTGCAACCCAGTTCAATCCCCATGCGTGTTAGTGTTGGTGTCTCCCATGCGGCAGGGTGGGTAGCAACTGAATAAAAGCACCACGGGGCCAATCCGTTTACACCAACAAAATTAGTTTACATCAATTTCCTTTTGTGCGGCCCATGCCATTAGCCACTCAATGAACTCTGACCCGTCTTCAATTGAGAACTTGTGAGACTGCAGCCCCAATTGAACCACCCTTTCGCCATCAAGTGAAGGGGCCACCTTCCCGATCTTGCGATTAGTCTCATGCGCCCATTGGTCTATTAATAATCGCTTCCAATCGTCAGCAGTCCATTTAGAACCCGCGCCCTTCATCGCAATATATATCTTGTGAATAATCCCGTGAAACATATCGTTTTGTTCTGCACTGCGCCGAGATTGTTTGACCTCAATTCTTAATTTCTGTCCCGCCATCAATGTGGCTTTGATCTGAGGCCACAAGTCTTTTAATACTGCGTGTCCTTGTTGGGGGTTATATAAAGTGTAGTTCATACTTCCATCACCATAATATCTATTCCCTCTGTTGCGGAATAAACCTTTGTTAAATTTAAATCAACTACTTGTTTGTCATCAAGATACACGATGCCATTCATGCCATCTAGTACCGCTTTGACGATGTTGTCAATGTCGGGCTTTTTTGTTGGTCGTTCGGTTCCTTCAATACAAGCCTTTTGGCGCGTTTTTGAGTACGATGGCGGTATGGGTATTCGGATGTGCAAATAAGCCGCTACAGCCCCGTTTAAAGGGCTTGTAGACCCCATCGCTCGCTTGGCATAGGTTTGGATTGACTTCTCGTAGGTCAAAGTCTTGGAATCGGTGTAAGTTTTGACGAAGGTTCCTTGTCGGGCGAAGCGGGGTCTGCCCTTTCCGGCGACTTGTGGGACAGTGAAATGGATTTGTATCATTTTAATTGTGTCGCGTTGCTCATGTCGATATATGCGTTTGATCGAGTTACTCGACCACCGTTAATTGTTTTTTGTGTTTCGGTCTGCATAAGCGTTATCTCCGGCACATAGCTATATTCGTTTGATATTTGTTGAACGAGAAGTAAATCGGATGGCATCAAATACAAAAATCCGATAAATGGAACTTGAAGTGCGTGAGATATTCTGCGCCCCTTTTCCAATTTGTCGAATGTCACCAACCATTGATAATTAAATCGTCCGATAAATTCTTCAATGGTAATGTCTCTGCATTTGGTTTCGACCACCCGCATGATTTGATTTTGTTTAATCAATATCGCGTCAATGTCTGCGGGTTTGTCTTTTGGTGTTTCGCAGTATTCGTAATCCGGAAAGTGTTTAGCGAATATCTCCATCGCTCGATGTTCCGCTTTCAGCGATTCGCGTCCTCTCGGCGTTTTTATGTCCATCAATGCGCTCCTTCACCATACGGGGTAACTCTGCCCACATTTCGTTTGAATCCCTCAGTTCCTTGACTTGTTGGCGGGTGTAGTCGAGCCACCCCTTCGTCATCGCTAGTTCGGCATAGTGAGAAGTCAATGTCTCCAGTGAGACATAACGCTCGGTTGATGATTTCGATGGGGGGTCTGTGTCCATGCTTCACTCGCTCCAGCAATTCGTGTGCTTCAAAATAATTCATCAAAATTCCTCATCGAGCCAATGTTTCACGGGTCGAGTGCTTGGCAGTAAAGCCTTAATGTCGCGCTTAACGGGCTTGCTTCCCTCCCATTGGTGCTGACTGCACATAGGCTTACCCATGTCAACCGACCATCTGCGATTACAGCCGGGGACTGAACACATCAAGCGTTGAACTTCATCGAAGGTATCTTTTTTGGTTTCCGGTTTAGCAAAGCTCATTTTTGGTACTTCCCATCAATTATTTTGGCAAAATTTGTTGCATTAACAATCCACACTAGATCGGGTCGCCATGTCCGATCTTTCGTTTCAAACCC